AATATAGAGTTGAGATCAGATTCAAGGAACGCATCCAGTTCGGCATCGAACTCCAACTTGCCAAGCAGAAGATCGATGAGTGCCTGAAGGACTGGTCTGCTGACTCTAATGCCAATCTCCGGGCTATAATCAATGAAGCCTTCCAGGTAGACAAGAAGGGCGAGATTGCCAAGCATCGCATCCTCGCACTGAGGAAGTACAACATCAAAGACATCAAGTGGAAGGAAGCGATGGAGCTGATCGATAAAGCCATCAGGGTTGTCTCCACCAAGCAGTATGTCTCTTTCTATGAACGGGATGAGCAGGGCGAGTACAAGATGATAGTGCTCAACTTCACCGCCCTGTGAGCGAATGCTTGGTATCCTTATGCAAGCTTACTTGAAACAAAGCAAGGAGAATGAAAGATGGCACCTATGAATACCAATGTAGCAGAGGAGATAAAACCGATGAGCGTCTTCAATGATGAGCGCAACTACCGCACGGATGAGATAGCTGATATCCTCCGGGTTGACCGTTCCAGTGTTTACCGCTGGATACGGGACATAGAGAATCCTCTGCCTGCCTTCCGCACCAAAGAGAATGGTCAACTGCGCTGCAAGGGCAAAGACCTGAATGCTTACTTAGACAGACACAAGGTCCGACCTGAGTATGAGTAATGCACTCGAGTTCCGCATCAAGCGGGACAACTGCAAAGAAGCCTATCTGAACGGCAAGACAGACCCACTCGAGCTGGCGGTGATCTTCGGAGTTTCCGATATCACCGTCCGCAAGTGGATCAAGTCCGGTAAGTGGGATGAGTTGTTCAAGGAAGAGCGCAAGCTTGACCATGAGATCAGCTTAGCCCGCAAGAAGGCACTCATCCAGGCATTACGGGAATATGCCAAGAACCCTGCAGACACTGCCCTGCAGAGCCTTGTAAGCTTAATCAAGCAGAACCAGAAAGACTCTGAACCTGCCAAAGAACTGAACGACTACATCGTGCGCTTCCTGGATCAGGTAACCGACTTTATGATCGAGAAAGGACATGAGACTATGCTCAAACAGTTTCAGGGTATAGTTCTTGACCTTGCCGAGTACTTAAGAGTTAGAAATGGATAATATTACAGCCACGGACATGGTTTCCTCCAACCCAGACCTGCCTACCCTCCAACAAGCGGAGCCGTCGCCTCCGGCTCCGCACTTTCATGGTTACCCTCCGAAACCCCGGGGTCCCCGACTCCCGGCTTGCCGGGGGTTGGGGTGATTCCCGGTTATGTCTAAGAAGTTCATTCAGCGGCATAACAAGGCTCTGACGGAGATCGCATCCAAAACGATCTCCGTCTTGCCTTTTATAGACGATAGTCCTGAAGCTAAAACCGACAGGATCAAGAGAACCAACGGAGAGGGTTGGGATGCCTTCTCATTCTTTTGCCATACCTATTTCCCGCATATCTTCCCACTACCTTTTTGCTCAGCACATGAGACTATGTTCGATGAGACCGATAAGGGCTCAGGCATCATCGCCATTACCGGTTTTCGTGGGCTGGGCAAAACGGTACTCATGGGAGTGGTCTATCCGATCTGGAAGATCATCAAAGGTGAACGCTATGTGATCCATACTGCCGCAGACGTAGATCTGGCGCAGGAACGTACTGCTTTCACCTTACATGAACTTCAGAACAATAAACGTCTCACTATGGACTATCCGGAGCTACAGCCAGTGGATGCCTTCGATCTCGACTTCTATCTCAAGAACAAAGCCAGGATCAGAGCACGCTCGATCAAACAAAGTCATAGAGGAACTATCAATCCCAAGACTGCCAAGCGACCCGGACTGATCGTTTGTGATGATATCGATAAAGAAGAGAACATGGGTAATCAGTCAATCGGTAAACGAAGGATGGAGAAGATCACTCAAGAGCTTGCCGGAGCTCTCTCACCCGAGGGAAATGGCAAGATCGTCTGGCTCGGTAACCTGGTGCATCCCAACTATGCCATCTGCCAGTTTCAAGAGCTCATATTAAGCGAAATGCGGGCCGATAATCCTGATTTGGACTTGGGATACCAGTCGGTGCTGAAAACGCACCAGAAAGCGATTTTGCGCTTCTCTCTCGAAGATCAGCATGGCAAGTCTATCTGGGAGGAGCAGTACCCTACTGCCACTCTTCCCAACCTGCGAGCCAAGTTCGGACATACTGGTTATCAAAGGGAGATGCTCGGGCAGCCGGTAATCGAAGGGAACATCTTCAAGAACCACTGGTTCACCAAGTATAGATCTCTACCTGAGCCATCCCAGATGAAGCGGGTCTGGCTCTATGCCGATCCAGCCTGGGGAGAGAAAGGCTGCTACAAGGCTGTCATCTCTATTGGCTATGATGGTAACAGGTTCTACGTGATTCATGTCTGGATACGGCAGACAGAGAACACCAAGTTCTTCAGATACTACTATGATGCCTATCAGGAGTTGGATCGAATATATAGAGTGAAAGCCCGGGCTGCCTGTGAAACCACCTATGGTCAGGCACGTATCCTGGCTGACTTCGACAGGTGGGCTACTGACAATCATCTACTACCGATCAGCCACAGAATCAAGCGCATCGATAACAAGGATAACAAGAACCTGCGTATCGAGAGGACAGAGACCATCATCGAGGCAGCTAAGGTACTCTTTCCGGAGGGACAGGATACTCCCACCCTTATCAGTCAGTTCCTCACCTATCCTGATGGCTATATCGATGGCTGTGATGCTCTGGCAGGATGCTTGGAACGCTTCTCCGAATACGATATTGGAAGGAACAGAGTGAAAGTCCGGAGATTCTCCTTCTAATGAACTACTATGATAACCTCATGCTTGAGTACTACCGGGTCCTCAATAATGCCTGGAAGACAGAGATCAGAGATGCTACCCGACTTGCTATCCAGATGCTGAGTGACATGCCCAGATCTGAGAAACTCAATCAGGGCTCAATAGATAAGCTTATGGGCATCATCAATACCCAGTTGGGAGATGACTTCGCAGCACTGGTCAATGAGCCCACCAAAGCGATAATAGACCGCTGTGTGCGGCTCGGACTCAAGGATGTCCAAGTGCAAGCCCCCACCAAGACCAGCATCGGGCTCTGGGGTATTGAAGATCAGCATCTCTCTTCCACCATTCAGAAGCAGCAGTTGTTCTGGATCGGGAACCACTTTGAAGCCGATATCCGGCAGAACGTCGCAGACACCCTCTCCAAAGCCATTGAGCAAGGTTATACCAAAGAAATGTTGGCAGATACTCTCAAGGAGCAGTTCAATGACATTGCCAATCGATCATCCCATTACTGGCAGGGACTGGCTGAGCACACCGCCCTTAGAATACGTGAGTTCGGCAGGCTGCAAGGCTACAAAAAAGCCAAAGCCAGGTACTACAAGCTCGTGGTGATCCTGGATGACCGCACCAGTGACATCTGTCGGGCTCTGGCTGTCCAGGATAGGGTCTATCCCCTAAACGATGCCATCGAAGTGATGGATAATCTCATGGCTCTGGATACCAAGTCCAGCAGCCTGGATGATGCCAGAGACTACATCAAAGCACTTGCACCATGGGTCAAAGACGATCAGATCGAATACGACTCAGAGATGAACCCGGTAGGTGTCTCCGGAGCGCATACTCCGTTCCCTCCCTTTCATTGGAAATGTAGGACGACGACTAGCATCATTTAGTTATGGAGGATCTTGTTTTTATTAAGGTTAAGTCCATTCATCATGATTAAAATGAACATCAAATTGAATTTCTTAGTTAAATGACCGCAGGATTCCACCCTCAAAATATAAATACTGACTTTCATATACCCATTGATCCCCATAGGACGAATGGTTAATGCTCTTAGGCTCCCCCCATGCCATCTTTACCATTTCTTCAGTAAAACCGACTCTTACTATACCTTCGACGATGCTCTTCCAGTTATCGTCTCCAAACTTCTTACTATAATGCCTAAACTCCTTAACATTATATCCACTTCTACTACTGAGATTTGAATTCGTAACGCTTCCCACAGAAACATGGATGCTCTCCCCTAATGAGTTCTTAACTACTAGACCTAAAGAAAAGTATCTTTCCTCAATTGTGAAGTCTGTACATGTCCACTCTTGAGGAAAGATACTTTTCTTTAGGTCTAGTAGTTAAGAACTCATTAGGG